TAGAAATCAAAGTAATACGTTTAGTGTAGATAGCGAAGGAAATATTGTTGGCGCAAAAATGCAAGGTTCTGAAATTATAGGTAGTACTTTTAGAAATCAAAGTAATACGTTTAGTGTAGATAGCGAAGGAAATATTGTTGGCGCACAAATACAAGGTTCTGAAGTTATTGGGGATAGTTTCTCAGTAGAAGGAGAGCTTACAGCTGATACCATAACTGCGAACAAAATAAACAGTGCTCAATATCCAAGTACCTTGGAGGATAATATACAAATATCAATTAATAGTGGTGGTAGTGATGATAATGAATTATATGACGGTGTATCTTTTGCCACAGTAACCGGGGCATTAGAAGCCTTACCTAAATTCCTAAATGGAAAAGTAGTAGATATATGGGTACAGGAAGATATATATGAAAATATAGATTTCCAATACTTTATTAGTGGCAGAATTAACTTATACTTAGATGGTAGTACAGTGTATGGGTATATAAGAAATTATACAAGTGGTACTAAAGTGAATGTATATGGCGGCTATATGAAATATGAAACTGCTAAGACTGGTGTAATACATCCAAGCACAGGTTGTGCAGTTGCCAGTAGAACTGCTAGTTTAGTTGGACAAGAAAATTCCCCAATTAATGGATATAGCTTAAAAATATATGGTAGTGATAATGCTTCCGGTAGTGCCACTACAATTGTTGGTGTTGCTTGTGATTCTTATGCTAATGGATACTATAAGGATGTACAATTTATAAACTGTGATATAGGTTTTAGAGCAAATGCAGGAGGTAGAATACACGCTGCAAAATCTAGTGGTGTATGTAGCCAATATGGATTCGAAGCAGTAAGTGGGGGATTAATTACAATAGCAAACAGTCCACAATGTGGAGGTAATAAATCCAATACTCATGTAAGTTCACCAGGTCAAATAATAGCCCCTACTAGTGTTACATATGAAGGGGGTAATCAAACTACAGATGGCAACCCAGCTCCTACTCCAACAACTACAAAAACTGTAACGATAAAATCTAACAGTGGTGATACTTATAGAAGTTCAGTATATAACAACTGGAAGAAAGATAATACTGCAAGACAGGGTGATTATGGTTACGGCGATTGTAATGGTTGCTGGTTCTTTGGTAGCCAATTCAATCAATTTAAGGGCAAAAATATAACAAAGATAGAACTTACTATTAAGAGATTATCTGGTGGTGTTCATTCAGCCGTGTCGGTAGTAGTAAAAACTCATAACTACACAAGTAGACCTAGTGGAAAACCTTCATACGGTTCAAGTTGTGGAAGTGTGAAAATTGCAGTTGGTGATACTGGTAAATTAACTATAACTAATAGTACTATACTTAATGCGCTTTCAGACGGTACTATAAAAGGATTCGGTATTCAGTCTGCTTATAATTCTAGTAGTTATGCAGTATGTTCAGGTAGCATAACTATGAAAGTAACATATAAAGAATAGGAGGGATTAATCAAAATGGATGCTATAAATACTATAAATATAATAGCTAAATTATATAAACAAGAATTGGCAGAAGCTAATTATGAAAAAATATTATATCAAGCTCAATGCGAAATATATAAGCAACAAATTGACACATTAAAAAAAGAACTCGAAGAATTAAAAAACGAAAAAGAAAGTAATATGTAATAGGAGGTGGATTGCAAATGATTTTTACTGAAAGTACAATTAAAATCTCTAATAATGTTTCAAAAATGGATTCGACTATTGTACTTTATAGAGGAGATAAAAATGTAGAGATAAGATTTACTATATTACAATCTCCTTTTAAATACAGTAATACAGTAGCGACCAATGTTATTGAGTCAACTAATGCAAGTTATGGACAATTAGTAATAAAAACACCAAATGATAAACCCCCAATATTTAGTGAAGTAAGTGCTACTAAAGAGGGTACAGTATTATTTACTATCACCAAAGAAATGATTGACGAGATTGAAGAACTGGGTGTTTATACATTCCAAATACGTTTGTTAGATGAAAATAAACAAAGTAGAGTCACAATACCACCAGTTGAAAACGGCATTGAAATTAAAGAACCAATTGCAATTGAAGACGATAATACTACAAATGTGGTAGGATTAGCAAAAGCAAATTATGCCGTTGCTACATTATCAGATACCGATACACCGACATTTGATGATAACGGAAAATATAATAAAACTAATTGGAACGATGGCGATATTATCACAAATGCATCATTAAATAAAATCGAAGATGGTATTTACACTACAAATGAAAATGTTACAGCTACTAAAAAATATGTAGATAATGGTATTAATTATAATAATAAACAATTTAATAATAGAATTGCAGCAATGAATATAAGTAAACATCCCGTTTCATGTAGTACAGAAATATACAAAAAACCTTTATGCGACATATTTCCTGAATTATTAAATATAACATATAATACGGTTTTTAGAGACTCCAATTCATTTAAAGTAAATATGGATAATCTTGCTAAAGAATATCCTACAGTAAAAAGTGCATATAATAAACTAAATATTAATTTATATGATGAAAATGATAATTCCATAGGAAATAGTTATGGTAATAGTATTAATGGTGACGGATTAAACGTTATATTTATAAATATAACTGAAAGTCTTAGATTTTATGCATACTTTGATAAAGCTTTAGTTGACGGTAGTAGTACAACTATGGAAACTAAAAATGGATACATGACCATACAACTCCTTATACCTAAAGGTAATAATAAACAAGAATTTATAGATAAGATTAAAAATTTAAAATTGACCCTTAGTGTTATTAGAACAGACTTTTTAAATTTAAATAATGAGACAATATATACACCAACAACTGATTATAATCCTGCAACTAAAAAATATGTGGATGATAAAGTTACTGTTAAAATATTACCAGTTGATAACAATAAAAATTGTGCTACAAATGTTGCTGATTTAGAACCACATAGTATTTATATGTCGCCAAATGATGCTGAATTTTTATATTTAGGATATGAAAAACTTGATGGTTCTTTTAGTGGATTTTGTTTATCTGGCAATCCTCATGATAAATTTATTTATACTGGTGCTAAAGATGATACTAAAATTGAAGTTATGTTGGAAGGAATTTGTTATACTGCTTATTTTAAAACCGATACAGTGGATCCTCATACAGAAAAAACAGTATTTTACTTGACTAAAAACAATACTACAGAATTTACGCCAAGTAATGATTATGAACCAGCTACTAAGAAATATGTAGATGATAATAAAATAGGTTATATTAAAAGTGAAACTGTCGGTGAAACCATTGATACTTCAACTATGATTAATTCTTTTAACAATAATTCGTATATATATGAAAGTAATAATGTTACTTACTTAGAAATTGGCAAGGAATATCATGTAATAGTTAATGGTGTTAGATATAGAGCGTTATGTATAAATAATATGCCAGGTAATGATCCAATATATGAAACAATAATAGTAACTGGTAATGGATTTTCAATATCAATAATGAATAAAATGGGATATAACACTAAATATTATCCTGATAATACTAAATGTGCTTATGAAATAAATTTAAGCAATGAATTATTAGCTGCTCCACCAACAATACAAATATTAAAAATGGATATAGAATATATACCGACTTATTTAATGCCAAAAGATTTAGAAATATTAAATTCTATTAGCTTTAATCGTATAGGTGATATCGGGATAGGTAGCGCAGCAATAGGATATAAAAATACAGCAAGTAATGATTTCACATTTGCAATGGGTATACAAACAACTGCAAGTGCTCCGGGCGCCCATGCTGAAGGTGGACTTACAGTAGCAAAAGCTAGTTATTCTCATGCCGAAGGTTTTAAATCTGGATCTACTGGAGAATATTCACATGTTGAAGGTATAGTTTGTGAATCATCAGGACAAGGTTCGCATGCTGAAGGTTATTATACAGTATCCTCTGGACAGCGTAGCCATTCAGAAGGATGTTTTACCGAAGCTGCGTCACAATATCAACATGTACAAGGCAAATATAATGTAGTAGATTCAAATGGTGTTTATGCCCATATAGTAGGTAATGGTACAGGCAAGAATAACAGACACAATGCATATACTTTAGACTGGCAAGGTAATGCTTGGTTTGCAGGTAAATTAACACAAGAAGGTACTCCTACTGAGGGTAAAGATTTAACTACTAAGAAATATGTAGATGATAAAGTTTCTAGTTTGCCTCAACTATCCTTTAATGAAGCTGGTGAATTAGTTGTAACAATAAATGGAGTTAGTAAAACTTTTGTGCCTAAAAATGTATAATTAAGGATAGGGGGAATATTTATGGATACAGAAATAATTATAGCAGTACTCGCATTAGTAGGAACCTTAGCCGGTTCATATTTTAGTAACAATAAGCATACCGCTGTTATGGACGAAAAGATTAAAGATTTAAAGAAAGATATAGCAGTTTTGTCAGACAGAGTAGATCGTCATAATAATCTTGTAGAAAGAATGGCGATTGTTGAGGAACACATCAAAATGAGTGATAAAAATAAAAATAATAAAGAAGGAGATTGATAGTATGGATTTAAGTTTTATAAGTGAATATGCAGTACCAGTAATAGTTGGTATATGTTTGTGTGTGGGATATGTTATTAAAACTAGTTTCTCTAGTATAAATAATAAATATATCCCTTTAATTATGGCTATTTTAGGGGTACTATTAAATATATGGATAACTCTTACAATAAACCCAGGAGTGTTATTAGGTGGTTTATTTAGTGGTTTGGCATCCACAGGATTACACCAAGTATTTAAAGAATTATTAGAAAGTGAAGAAAAATAAAAGGGAGATGATTTTATGTCATATTTAGTTGGTATAGATGCAGGTCATGGTATGCATACTGAAGGTAAAAGAACACCTAAACTTATTGCTGATATTAAGGTTGATGGTAAGGTGGTTAAAAAGAAAGGTGAAATAATACACGAAAACGAATGGAATAGAGCAGTAGCAAAATATTTAGCTTCAGCTCTAAAAAGATGTGGTATAGATCATTTTTACACTGCCGATATGACAGGAAAAACAGATGTGCCTTTACGTACAAGAGCCGCTAGAGCAAATAATAAGAAATGTGATATTCTAGTAAGTTGTCATTATAATGCTTTTGGTATGTGTTCAAGTTTCATAAATAGAAAAGGTGGACTTCTTGTACTTAGAACTAAAAACTGCTCAAGTAAGTCTATCAAATTAGGTAAACTAGCAGCTAAACATTTAGCAAACGATATTGATTACGCATATTCTTATGGATTAAGAAGGGACGTAGATATTAGCGGATTTACATTAGCAATACTTAGACAAACAGATATGCCTGCTATATTAATCGAGTATGGATTTATGGATGTTTGGGCTGAGGCTAAGTTAATGCCTGTTCCAAGTCGTCAAAAGAAATGTGCAGAGGCTACTTGTAAAGCTATTTGTGAATATTTTGGTGTTACTTATAAAAAACCAGATAAAGAACCAAGTAAAGAACCAGCAACTGAACCAAGTAAATATACTACTGGAGTATATAGAGTGACTACTGACGATTTAAATGTCAGAAAAGGCCCGGGGGTAAAATTTGAAAAAACAAATGAAGTCCATAAGGGTGACGCATTCACAATAACAAAAATAGATGGTAATTGGGGACATTTAAAATCTGGTGCAGGTTGGATAAATCTTAACTATACAGAGAAAGTAAAATAATACTCTACTCTACTCTGCTCTACTCTATTTAAAAAGGGCGTATACGTTTTTGTATGCGTCCTTTTAACATATTCTTTTAATTTTTCAGACGTCCATGTACCCCTCCTAATTAGGTAAGACATAAAATATACAGTTTTATGTTTTAGCTCTATGAGGCTCTATTTTCGATTCTAAGCGTTTTTGGTCAGTATTATGTCAGTAAAATACGCGTTTTTTACATCTTATATTATGAAAGAAAAACTATATTTTTAAAGGAGTGTTTTATATGAAAAAATTATTAGGAATAACAATATCAATGATGTTAGGAATTAGTATGATAGGATGTGAAAGTACTGAAGAAAACAATGCTAAAGTAGAAAAACCTGAAGTTAAACAAGAGGAACAAGTTGAAGTTAAAGAATCTGAAACTGAAAAAGAAAAAGTTGTACCCGAATTTGATAAGAAAGAATTAAAACATTATTTAACAACTAACTTATCAGAGGAAGAATACGATAAATATTTTAACAGTATTAAAGATGACGAAAACGGATACTATGGACGTCGAGTTATTGAATTTGATGGTTGTATACTAGATGCACAATTAAGAGAAGGATATGACACAAGATTTGAAATGCTAATGGCAGCAGGAGACTATAGTGAAGACGAAATAAATGGACCATATATAAAAGTTAAAGATATAGCAGGAACAAAATTAGGAAATTTAGTATTTGGAAAATGTAATGTAAAAGTTAAAGCAACAATAGATAAATACGATAGTGAACAAGGTTATCTAATGATAGACATATTAGAAATCGAAGCTAGATAAGACTAGCCCCTTCTGGGGCTTTTCTTTTTGCGCGAAAATAACAATGCCCTTTATGAAAGAAAACTATATTTAAGGGAGAGGTTAGGTATGGATGAAATGAAATTAAATTTAAGTTCAAAATTTATGAGAAAGATAGTTTCAAAATTAATAAGCAAATATTTAAGCAAACAAATTGGAAGTAAAGTAACTTTAGATTTAAATGCATTAAATGTACGCTTTGACGATGGCGACACTGTTATAAAAACAGATTTAGAACTTAGAATGGATAAACATGAATTCAGAAGACTAATGAAGAAAATAGATATAGATGAATTCTAGAGTATTAGTCCTATCAAGGACTTTTACTTTTGCGCGAAAATTACAACGCCTATTATGAAAAGGAGTTGATATTATGAAAATATTAATAGGTTGTACTTTAATCGTTATAGGTAGTGTAAGAATAATAAAAACTATAAAGGATATAAGAAACGACAAAGAAGGTATATTTATAAATGTTAATGACGTTAAATAAGTATTAGCCCTATCAAGGGCTTTTACTTTTGCGCGAAAATTACAACGCCTATTATGAGAGACAGAGGTGTCTCTACCCCCTTTTAATGATAATTGGAGCCTGAGCGGACATGGGCTCCTCTTTTTCTTTTGGACATATTTGGAAAAATATGGTACTATTTATTTAAGATTGGAGTTACGTAAGATGAAAAAAATAGTGTATCAAAAGGACATCGATAAAATGCCGAACCGAGACCGTGGTAATATACTATTAAAAGAAGGGTGGCATTTAAAACGGTTATACTCAGAAGCAGAAACGGACAGAGAACAAAATGCATATTTTTGCATGATGCGAATATTTATGCAAATGGCAGCTTATGATTTTGGTTTTAATAACGAGTACGACATGTACTCATATTTAGATGATAAAGGAGTGGATAAAATATGATGAATGATGTAATTTTAGGTTTAATCTGTTTTGTATTAGGATTCATATTTGCACGTTGGCGTATTACTAACAAATATTATCTTGGCAAAATGAAAGTTGATTACACAGATCCAATGAAAGATATTTATAGTATGCAAGTTGAAGATTTCAATAAAATAGATAAATCCAAGTATGTATTGTTTAAAGTTGAACGTACGCAAAAATAACAATGCCTATTATGAGAATAAAGATAAAGGAGATGGGTTTATGAATAAAGATAATAAGGTGTTATTGGAGAAAGTAATAAACGATCGTCTTAACAAAGCGTTAGAGGATAATGATGATTCTAGCACAAACTTTGACGAAGCTATGGCGGCAATCGATAGACAAAAAGATTTAGACTCTGATAAAAGAGATAAAATAATCAAACTTGTCGAAATCGGAGCGGCTGTGATAATTACGCCAATTATTGAGGCTAAGTGTCGAAAAGTATTCGCTGAAATGATTTGTTCATTCGAGAAAGATTATACTTTTACAACAACTGCCGGAAAGGCTTTATCAAAACTATTTAGACTTTAAATAGATTTTCAAGCTCAAGGTTATGGGAACATAGCCTTTGAGTTTTTTCACGCGAAATTTACAAGCACTATTATGAGAGAGAAAGGTAGATGTCGATGGACCAGTACAACATCAACAAATGTTATGAGCTGGATGAAGAATGAGAGAATTGAATAATAGTAGATTCAATGAAGGTTAACACCGGATGAGAGCCCTTTTTCTTTTATTTTTCGAAAGGAGTGGTAATATGAATTTAACTCAAATAGCATCTAAGACACAACATTATACAAAAAAGAATGCATCAACTATATTAACTTGCTTAGGAGCTTTAGGAGTTGTAGGAACGACACTGTCAGCCATTAAAGCAACTCCGAAAGCTATAGAATTATTAGACAATGAAGAAGATATGAAGATAGAACGAGACGGTCAATATCTTACAAATTTTGAAAAAGCACTTGTTGTAGCGCCTGTATATTTTCCAACTATATTATTTGGTACAGCTACAATAATATGTATATTTGGAGCAAACACATTGAACAAAAAGAAACAAGCAGCTCTTACAAGTGCTTACGCATATTTGAATTCATCTTTCAACGAATATAAAGACAAAGTCAAAGCTATATACGGTGAAGATGGAGAAAAGAGAGTTCGAGAAGAAATAGCAAAGGATAAATATATTCAACAATCTATGCCGGAATCTGATAAAGATATATTGTTCTTTGATGAATACTCAGGACGATATTTTGAGTCAACATTATTTAATTTACAAAATGCTGTCTATAAATTAAATAGGACTTTCGCATTAGAAGGTTATACTAATCTAAATGAATTTTATAGATATATAGATTTGCCAGAAACTGAATACGGTAACGTGTTAGGTTGGTCAGGATTAAAATGTTGGGAAGTATGTAACTATGCTTGGATTGAGATTAAATGGGAAGATATGGAATTGCCAGATGGTTTGGTAGCGCAAGCAATACGTTTCACTATACCACCTGAAGAAGGTTATGAAGAATGGTAAGTACGCAAAAATTACAACGTATATTATGAGAAGATTATATTTAAAGGAGATGGGTTTATGAAAACTAAAATCGATACAACTACATTATTATCTATAGGAGCTACTGTACTAACTATAGCGGCAACATTAGTTGGACAGAAATCTAATGATAAGCAAATGCAAAAAGCGGTTCAAGAAGAAGTAGCCAAAGCTCTTGAGAATATGAGCAAATTAAGTGAATAATAAAAGAAGTACGGGTCTTGCATAGACTTGTACTTTTTATTTTGAGGAGGGTAATTATGGATATTAAAAACTTATATAATGGAATAAAAGATAAAGCAACAAAACATAGTCCTGAAATATTAATTGGGGTAGGTATAGCAGGTATGTTTAGTTCTGTTGTAATGGCGGTAAAAGCAACACCTAAAGTATATTCTGCAATAGAAAAGGAAAAAGAAATAAGAAGACTTGAAGAAGAACCAGAATTAACTAAAGTTGATATTTTAAAAATGTCTTGGAAATCATATTTACCAGCAACAATTATGTTTGGTTTATCAACAACTTGTATTATAGGAGCAAATAATGTTAATGCAAAAAGAAATGCCGTATTAACTACAGCTTGTCATGTTTCAGAAAGAGCTTTATCTGAATATAGAAATAAAGTTGTAGAAGTTATTGGTGAAGAAAAAGAAAAAGAAATACGTGACAAAGTATCTAAAGATAGAATGGCAAAAGATCCGGTATCAAACAACACAATTATATTCTCTAAAGGTGAAACTTTATGCTATGACACCATGTCTGGAAGATATTTCAATTCTGATGTAGATAAAATAAAGAAAGCTGAAAACGAATTAAACCATATTTTATTAACTGGTGACTATTGTTCATTGAATGAATTCTATGACATGCTAGATATACCAGCTACTGAAATGGGAACTGCTGTAGGATGGAATGTTAAAAATGGTATGGTAGAAATATATTTCAGTGCACAAATAGCAGACAATGATCAACCTTGTGTAGTTGTTAATTATGGTATTCAACCAACTTATAATTTTGATAAATCTTTTTAAGTACGCGAAAATTACAACGTCTATTATGAAAAGAATATAAATTTTAGGAGGTAATATTATGGAACAAAACTTAACTTATAAAATGGATGAAAATGGTTTAGTGGAAGATATTGTCGATGAAAATGGACAATCTGTAATGGGAACTTTTGATGAAGTTGAAGCCGAAGAAAAAGAAGATTCTAATGTCAATGTAATGGCAATTGGAGCTGGAATTGTAGCGGTTGCAGGACTAGCAATGCTAGCACGCAAACCTATAAAGAAAGTATTCAAAGCTACTATGGCAGGAGTTAGAACTTTCAAAGCTGAGATGAAACAAAGTGATAATGAAGGATTAGACACTGACGGAGATGTTATCGAAGCTGAAGTTGAATCTGAAGAAGTATAATTAGTAACATAATTATATCTATAAATGATGTATGACTTTAAAAGAGAGAGCAATTTAAACGATTGCTTTCTCTTTTGCTTTTGTTTTTATAAAAATATATTTATAAAGGAGCGTTAACTATGAAAAATGGTATAGGTGAAGAATACAAATCAAACTCTCACAAATCTAAAGGTGAAGTTAGAAAAGAAGATAAAAAGATAGAAAAAGTAGCAACTGGTAAAGTAAAAACTAAAAAGAAATCAGGAGCTAACAAGCTTTCTGATGTATTTGTAACGGAAGATATTTCAAGCGTAAAAGATTATATTTTATATGAGGTATTATTACCAGCAGCAAAGAAGACATTATCTGAAATAGTATCAAATGGTATTGATATGTTGTTATATGGTGAAACAAAATCTAAGAGTAAATCAAGAGGAAGTAAAGTATCATATAGCAAATATTATGATGATAGAGAAGACGATTATAGAAGAAGTTCTAGAAGAAGATCTTTAGGCTATGACTACGAAGACGTTATATTAGAATCTAGAAGAGAAGCTGAAGAAGTACTAAATAGAATGGACGACTTAATAGAGTCATATGGGGTTGTAAGTGTTGCTGATTTATATGACTTAGTTGGTGTAGCTGGAAAATACACAGACAATAAGTACGGATGGACTAATCTAAGAGATGCTGGAATAGAAAGAACTAGAGACGGATATTTGATAGTATTTCCTAGAGTAAAACCATTATAAGGAGGTATATTTATGATAATAGTAGATGGTCTTATAGCTTTATTTTTAAATGCCAATTTTGAAAAAATATTACCGATTCTTGGAATAACATGTTTAATTACATTTCTAAGATTATCTATGAAAATATCACATTTTATAGATAAGCTATATTATGAAGCAAATGTGGAAAGTTTAGAAAAGGAGGAAAATAAATAATGAGAAAGAAAATGGTTAAAGGATGTTTAGCAGTAGCGGCTGTTAGTATAGTAATGTTTGGAGTGTGCACTTTAATAGAAAAGAGAGGTGCTCACTAATGGATGAAAGAAATATTATAAACCAAGATGTAGAAATAGTTAACGATGATAGTATAACTAAAAAGATAATCAATGGTATGATAGATGAAATGGGATTAATGACAGTTGTAAAAGGATGTTTAATAGGTATATGTACGGGAGCATTATCTATGGCTATATATTTTGAAAAATGTAATAAGGAGATGAAATAATATGAAAAATATTAAAAATAAATTAATGGTGACTTATAGAAAATCTGAAATGAAAGTTAGAAAACATTCACCTGAAATATTAGCAGGTGTTGGAGTTGTTGGTGTAGTAGGAAGTTTCGTAATGGCTTGTAAAGCAACAACAAAATTAAGTGATATTTTAGACGATTCAAAAGAACAATTGGATAAAATAAAAGAAGTAGTATCTGATCCAGCATATTCTGATAAATATAATGAGCATGATGCTAAGAGTGATACAACTATAACATACGTACAAACAGGTATGAAAATAGCAAAATTATATGCACCTTCAGTTATATTATGTGCGGGTTCATTAGGATGTTTATTAGCATCAAATAATATATTAAGAAAAAGAAATGCAGCTTTAACGGCAGCTTATGCTACAATAGATAAATCATTCAAAGAATATAGAAAAAGAGTATCTGAAAGATTTGGCGATGAAGTAGAAAAAGAAATAAGATACAATATCAAAGCTAAAGAAATTACTACAGTTGATGAAGATGGAAATGAAGTAAAAGAAACTGTCAAAGAAGTAGAAGTTGACCCTAATAGTCCGGAAAGCTATAGTGACTATGCAAGATTCTTTGATGAAAGTTGTGCAGCTTGGCAAAATGATGCTGAATACAATTTAACTTTCTTAAAAGCTCAACAACAATATGCAAATGACTTATTAAAAGCAAGAGGTAGATTGTTCTTAAATGAAGTTTATAGAATGTTAGGTATCGATGAAACTAAAGCAGGACAAGTAGTTGGTTGGGTATATAATCCAGATAATCCAACAGGAGACAACTTTGTAGATTTCGGTATATATAATATGCAAAGAGAGAGAGTTAGAGCATTTGTAAACGGATATGAACCAAACATATTATTAGACTTCAACGTTGACGGAGTTATATGGGATTTAGCTTGGTGAGATGAAATAGACAACTTAGGTACTGACAGTATATTCGGTGATTAAATTATATTTGTAAAGGAGAGGTTATTTATGAAGAAAGATATTTTAGATAAATGTCTAGATGTCGGATTAGCTATTTGTGTTATCGGTTTAACATTTAGCTTTGGCATCAAATACGGTAAAAAGAGAGGTGTTTTATAATGAGTAAAACTCCAGATAGAATACCTTTTTGGAAAGAAGTATATTTAAAAGTGGAAAATGATATCGGCACAGAAGATGCTGTTATAGGACTTTTATTAGGATGTTTAGTTACCTTAGCATATTGGAAACATTGTAAAAATAATTAAATTATATTTGTAAAGGAGAGGTTATTTATGAAACTATTTAAAGGTTTATGTATATTTGCAGCCGGCGCTTTAGCCGGTGCTGCAGTTGCGGCAAGAGTAGTAAGAGACAAATATCAACAAGAAGCTGAAGAAGAAATAGCTGAAATGAGAGAATATTATAGAGAACTTAGAAAAAATGCTAAAACTCCAGATGAAAATAAAATGTTAGAAGAAGATGAAAACAGCAAAGAAGAAAAAGAAGAAAACACTAAAAATGAATATGATGAAATAGTGAAAGGTTACACAAATTATACACAATATAATGATATTGAAACTAAAGAAAATAAAAAAGAAGTAAAAGAAGAAAGAACTAATTATGAGCCTTTTATCATAGATGTTGAAGAGTTCGGTGAAGACCCTACTTATGACACAGCAACATTAACATATTACAAAGATAAAGTATTAACAAATGATCTTGATGATGTAATAGATTATAGTGTTGCAGGGGAAGAAAACTTAAAGATATTTGATGAACATCCGGATTGTAAAGCTATATATGTTAGAGATGATATTTACATGGTCGATTATGAAATAATAAGAGATCCATATCAATACGATGAATATGAAGATTTCCCTGATAAAAAACCTCATCAATTATAGTTCAGAAGGGAGGTTATTATGATTGACGATTATATTTTAAATGAATACTTTTATTGGTTATATACTTTGGTAAACAAAAGACGATATTCAAGACGTTCATATAAAAAATTATTAAGATTATTACACAGTATGACATTTACATATGAAGATGATTTCGATTCTAACCGTGCGGCCGATGGTGAAGAATTGAGATGGAGATATGTATATGAAGGTGGAGGAAATAAAGATATTTTAGAATGGGAAGAACCGTGCACAGTTCTCGAAATGATGATAGCTTTATGTTTCCATATGAATAATATAATGGAAAACTCCGATGATGAATACACAGTAGCGTATTGGTTCTGGATGATGATATCTAATCTGGAACTAGACGGAATGAATGATAGTAAATTTAATACCGCCAAAGTTAAGGATAGTATATTTAGATTTATGAATAGAGAGTATGAACCAGACGGAAAAGGAAACATCATAAGAATCAAAAATTGCAAATCTGATTTAAGAGATGTTGAAATTTGGTGGCAGATGTGTTGGTTTTTAGATAGTATTACTTAGAAAGGAGACACTATGTAATGTTAGATTTTTTAATGATATCTACAAGAAGTACAAAACGTGGTGTCATTGAAATATATCCTAAATTTATAATCAAGAAAAGTTCTGACTTAATGATAAGAGGTGGAGACTTCTATGCAATATGGGTTGAAGAACGCGGACTATGGTCTACAGATGAGCAAGACGCATTATCTATAATAGATAAATATTTGGATAAATACGCAGAAGAAAATAAAGGTAAGTTTGAAGGGCACGTCAGAATTATGCATATGTGGGATGCGGAATCAGGAATGATAGATACATGGCATAAATACTGTCAAAAACAAATGAGAGATTCATTTCATCAGCTTGATGATAAACTTATATTTTCAAATACGAAAGTATCAAAGAAAGATTACTCTAGCAAGAGATTACCATATCCTTTGGAGAAAGGTAACGTATCAGCATGGGATAAACTTATATCAACGTTATATTCTCCAGAGGAACGTCATAAGATTGAATGGTCTATAGGAGCTATAGTCACAGGTGATTCAAAACATATTCAAAAATTTATGGTATTTTATGGTTCAGCAGGTACAGGTAAATCCACTATATTAAATGTTATTCAAAAGTTATTCGAAGGATATTATTCTGTATTTGATGCTAGAGCATTAGGTTCAAGCAGTAACTCATTTGCTTTGGAATCATTTAAAACCAATCCACTTGTAGCTATTCAACATGACGGTGATTTATCTAGGATAGAAGATAACACAAGATTAAACAGTCTTGTTTCACACGAGTTAATGACTGTAAATGAAAAATTCAAAGCCGCATATTCTAATAGATTCAATGCTTTCTTATATATGGGCACAAACAAACCAGTAAAAATCACAGATGCCAAATCAGGTTTGATAAGAAGGCTTATAGATGTAACTCCGTCTGGTAATAAATTGACTAAACGTGAATATGATGACGTTACAAAACGTATAGATTTCGAATTAGGCGCCATAGCAAAATACTGTGAAGATATTTATCGTAAGGACCCGGGAGCTTATGATGACTATGTACCAGTATCAATGTTAGGCGCTTCGAATGATTTCTATAACTTTGTTCTTGATAGTTATTTTACTTTCAAAGAACAAGAAGACGTACCGCTTAAGAGCGCATGGGAATTATATAAAACTTATTGCGACGAAGCGAATGTACCATATCCATTCAGCAAAAGGATATTTAAAGAAGAACTTAAAAATTATTTTAGAGATTATAAAGATAGATATACTAAAAATGATACTAGAATGAGAAGTGTTTATATTGGATTCAGAGCAGATAAATTTGAAGACGAGGAAAAAGAAGAAGTACAAACACCTAAAATAAAACTTATAGAATTTAATTATACAGAATCTATATTTGATAAAGATTGTGGAACATATCCAGCTCAATACGCAACCTCAAAAGGAACTCCATCTAAGAAATGGGACAATGTTACTACAACATTAGATGATATTAACACTAAAGAATTACATTATGTAAAAGTTCCTGAGAATCATATAGTTATAGATTTTGATATTCCAGATGAAAATGGTGAGAAATCATTAGAACGAAATGTCGAAGAGGCAAGTAAATGGCCTCCAACTTATGCTGAGTTCAGTAAAAGTGGAAAAGGAGTGCACTTACATTATATTTATACGGGAGATCCGAAAAAATTAAGTGCTATATATGCGGACCATATTGAGGTTAAGGTATATTCTGGAAAGAGTTCATTAAGACGTAAATTAACTAAATGCAATAATTTACCTATAGCAACAATTAGTTCAGGATTGCCATTGAAAGGAGAAGATAAAGTGGTTAATTTTGAAGCGATTAAAACTGAGAAAGGTATTAGGACTTTAATTAAAAAGAATTTGAAAAAAGAAATACATCCAGGAACTAAACCAAGTATCGATTTTATATATAAAATTTTAGATGACGCTTATAAAAGTGACTTAAATTATGACGTAAGCGACATGAAACCTGCTGTATTATCATTTGCAGCATCTAGTACACATCAAGCAGATTATTGTATTAAATTAGTCAATAAGATGCAGTTCAAATCAAAAGAACCATCATTACCAGTTGGTTCCAGACCAGAAGATCAAATAGTATTTTATGACATTGAGATATTTCCAAACTTATTTTTAGTCAATTGGAAGTACGATGGAGAAGACAAACCAGTTGTTAGAATGATAAATCCAAAACCGGCTGAAATAGAAGAATTAATTAAGTATAAACTTGTAGGTTTTAACTGTAGACGATATGACAACCATATGCTATACGCAAGACTTATGGGATATAATAATCAACAATTATTTAACTTATCACAAAAAATAATAAATGAAGGTAAAGGATTCTTTGGAGAGGCATATAACATATCTTATACTGATGTATACGACTTTGCAGCTAAGAAACAATCTCTTAAAAAATGGGAAATTGAATTAGGTATACACCATCAAGAATTAGGATTACCATGGGACAAACCAGTACCTGAAGAACTATGGACACAAGTAGCAGAATATTGTGATAATGATGTTATTGCAACTGAGGCAGTATTCCATAAATTAAAAGGTGACTTCACAGCAAGAGAGATATTGGCAGACTTAGCAGGCATGTCCGTTAATGATACAACTAATACATTAACTACAAGAATTATATTTGGTAAAGAAAGACATCCTAATCTAGTTTACACAGATTTGGCAACTGGTAAACAATATTATTAGGAGGTTTAATTATGCGAAATAAATTCATGCGATTTTTAAGATATATTTTCAAAGTTAATTCGCCTAGTAGATTTTAGTACGCGAAAAATACAATGTCTATTATGAGAGAAAGATAACGTAGCTCAATGGTAGAGCAACGCCATTCCCGGCGTGTGTTGTTGGTTCGAATCCAACCGTGTCTTTCTCTTTTATTTTTTCAAAGGGAGAGGATATTTATGAGTGAACAATTTGAATGTCAAGCATTTCCAGAATACTGGAATACATTAACTAAAATAGAGTTTTTACAAAGAAAGATAATATTAAATTCAGTGGCATATTATGAGTATGACCAATCGCCATTAACTGATTCTTTTTATGACGGCATATGTAGACAACTAGTTATATTACAAGAAGAATACAATAAAGAAGGTGGTGACTTTGTAAAAGATAGTAGATTCGGTTATGCATTTTATGATTTTGATGGATCTACAGGATTCCATTTATATAATAGATTAAAACCTAGTGATAGATATTATATAGATATAATGGGTAGAGTTAAATTCTCAGAGAACAAATCTAAGAATAGAAATAACTGGTCTAAATTTTAAGAAAGGAGTGATTAAATGGACATTATAAATGCTTTCCCCGGTTATGAGTTTGTCGACGGAAAAAATATATATCGTGGAACAGATGTCGGAAAAGGCGGTTATGTTTATGCTGAACCAGGAATGTATGGCAATATTGCATTATTGGATGTTGCATCTATGCATCCCCATTCTGCTATAAATCTTAATGCCTTTGGTGAATACACACAACACTTTAAGGATCTTGTTGATGCACGTATAGCTATTAAAAGGAAAGACTTTGATAAAGCTAGAAAAATGTTTGGCGGAAAACTTGCTCCTTATTTAGATGATGAAACGACAGCTAAGAATCTGACACAAGCATTGAAAATAGCTATAAATTCAGTGTATGGTTTAACCTCAGCGAACTTCGATAACCCTTTTAGAGATATCAGAAATAAAAACAATATAATTGCTCTAAGAGGAGCCTTATTTATGAGAACACTTCAAGATGAAGTTCAAAAAAGAGGTTTTAAAGTAGCGCATATTAAAACAGACTCTATAAAAATTCCTGATGCAACACCTGAAATAATAGAATTTGTAATGGACTTCGGAAGACAATATGGATATGAATTTGAGCATGAAGCGACTTATGACAGAATGTGTTTAGTAAATGATGCTGTATATATTGCTAAGTATGATAATGGAGAATGGACTGCCACAGGAACTCAATTTCAAATACCATATGTATTTAAGAAGTTATTTTCTAAAGAGGATATATTATTTGATGACTTATGTGAAACAAAATCTGTAACTTCAAGTTTATATTTAGATATGAATGAGAATTTACCAGATGTATCTAGTTTAGAAAAAGAGTTAAATAAAGTTTTGAAAAATTCCCCAGGGGATGAAAATTTGATAAACAATCTAAAAGAAGAAATAGCAAAAGGGCATAATTATAGATTCATAGGAAAAGTTGGCCGTTTCTGCCCTATTAAACCAGGTTGTGGAGGCGGTTTATTAATGCGTGAAAAAGACGGTAAATATTATTCAGCTACGGGAGCAAAAGGATATCGTTGGCTTGAGGCAGAGATAGTATCATCTCTTGGTAGAACTGATGATATTGATGAAGGGCATTTTAAAGAAATGGCAGATGCCGCGATTGATACTATTAAAAAATACGGAAACTATGAGTGGTTTGTATCTGATGCACCATATACTCCACCTATATTTATAGAAGGTGAGTACGGTATGCATCCATTTTACGATGAAGATGTACCATTTATAGGTCCGAGTGAATAGGTGATATTATGTATGAAATTATATTAAATTGTGTGATAGTTGTTGAGCTTATTTGGGTTATAGCCATGTTAATTGGTATTTATAAAAATAGATTATAAAAAGGAGATTGGTATATATGAATAAAAGAATAGATAATATAGTAGTGGAAAATGCGAGATTAATATTTAAAAACTTTGCAGGTGAAGAAAGTAAATTTAATAGAGCAGGAAATAGAAACTTCTGTGTAATACTTGACGGAGATTCAGCTGAGGATTTAAGACAAATGGGATGGAACGTTAAAGCTTTAAGACCAAGAGAAGATGAAGACGAACCAACATATTACTTACAAGTAACTGTAGCATTTGGAAATTTCCCACCTAAAGTTGTAATGATATCTGGTAAAACAAAAACAGTGTTAGATGAAGAATCAATAGACACTTTAGATTATGCTGAGATAGCAAATGTTGATTTAATAATAAGACCATATCACTGGGAAGTTAATGGTAAAGAAGGTATTAAAGCATATTTAAAAACTATGTATGTAACAATCGAACAAGATGTATTCGCCGGAAAATATGATTGTCTAGATGATGAGGATTTGCCTTTCTAATGAAACTTAGAGATTATCAAATAGATGCTGTAAAAAATATGAAAAATGGATGTATCCTAAATGGAGGAGTGGGAAGTGGAAAATCTCTCACTTCTCTTTCATATTATTATTTAAAAAATTCCGGGGATGAAAAATTCCTAAAAGGTGGTAAATACGTACCAATGAGTGATCCACCTAAAGATTTATATATTATAACAACTGCCCGTAAAAGAGACACTCTTGAATGGGAAGGAGAATTGGCACCATTTTTATTATCAGTGCATGATGATAAGAACATATATTCTAATAAAGTTGTAATAGATTCATGGAATAATATTCAAAAGTATAAGGACGTTAAAAATTCATTCTTTATATTTGATGAACAAAGAGTTGTTGGTTCAGGAGCTTGGGTTAAGGCCTTTTTAAAGATAGCCAAATTTAATGAGTGGATATTGTTGTCAGCTACTCCTGGCGACACTTGGATGGATTATATTCCAGTTTTCTTAGCAAATGGATTCTACAAGAATAAGACAGAATTTATACGGGAACATGTTGTATATTCTAGATTCTGTAAATTTCCAAAAGTTGACAGATATATTAATACTGGAAGATTATTAAGATTTAGAAGGGAGATATTAATAGATATGGATTTCAAACGAGAAACCGTACAACATCATGAAGATATTTATGTCAAATATGATGTGAAAATGTATAAAGATATTATGAAAAGACGCTGGGATATTTGGAAAGATGAACCTATTACAAATGCCAGTGGACTTTGTTATGCATTACGTAAAGTTGTAAATACGCATCAGTCCAGACTAGATGCATTATTGGATATATTTAGTAGACATAATAAAATTATTGTATTCTATAACTTTGATTACGAGCTTGAAATATTAAAAGATATTTACTATGGACGAGATGTTAAAGTTGCAGAATGGAATGGCCACAAACATGAGCCTATACCTAAATCTAAGAAATGGGTATATTTGGTTCAATATACAGCTGGAGCTGAAGGATGGAACTGTATAGAAACAGATACTATTGTATTTTTCAGTCAGAATTACAGTTATAAAATTATGCATCAATCAGCTGGTAGAATAGACAGGCTTAACACTCCATTTAAACATTTATATTTTTATCATTTAAAAACACACTCTGGAATTGACTTAGCTATATCTAGAGCTATAAAAAGTAAAAAGAAATTTAACGAAAAAGCTTTTGTTAATATTTAAGAATATATTATTTAGGGAGATGATATGTTTGGATGAAAAATTAGTATTAATTGTAAATGGGAAACCAAGAGCAGGTAAAGATACATTTGCTATAATATTAAACAAATTACAAAAAGTTTATAAATATTCAATCATAGATAAAGTAAAAACAATAGCATTAGACTGTGGTTGGAAAGGTGGTAAAACCGAAAAAGATAGAAAATTCTTAGCGGATTTGAAACAACTTACAACTATATATAGTGATATGTCTTATAATGATGTTGCTGAAAAAGTAGATGCATTCTACAATGACGATATAAAGGAAAAAATTATGATTATAGATATGAGAGAACCTGACGATATAATAAGAGCTGTTTGCGAGTTCAATGCGATATCTATATTTATAAAAAATGACAACGTACCTGAGATAACTTCAAATGAAGCTGATGCGAATGTTGAAGATTGTTGGTACGACTATTATATTACAAACAATGGAACTATAGAAGAATTTGAAAAAATTGTAAAAGCATTTTATTATAATATATTAATGAAATTATAGAAAGGGGAATGATTATGGCGGTAAGTAGAGAAATGTGGGTTGAAGATTGGTTAGGTAAAGATAATAAATTAGGATGTGATATTTGGCGTAAGAAATATCAACATGAAGGAGAAACTTTTCTAGAATGGTTAGATAGAGTTTCTAATGGAAACGAAGAACTTAAGAAAGATATTTTAGACAAAAAATTCTTATTCGGAGGAAGAATATTATCGAATAGAGGATTACAAAAAGAAGGACGAAAAGTAACATATTCTAATTGTTACGTTATAGAACCACCTGAAGATAATTTGGAATCTATATTTGATACTGCTAAGAAATTAGCAAGAACTTTCTCTTATGGTGGAGGTTGTGGGATTGATATTTCACAACTTGCACCTAGAGGAGCTGTTATAAACAATGCGGCTAAAGAAACAACAGGAGCTGTATCATTTATGGACTTATATAATTTAACAACAAGTTTGATAGGACAAAATGGAAGACGTGGAGCTTTAATGATATCTCTTGAATGTAATCATCCAGATCTTGAAGAGTTCATAGATATTAAAACAGATTTGAATAAAATAACTAAAGCCAACATATCTATAAGAGTTACTGATGAATTTATGAGAGCAGTCGTTTTAGGAGAATACTATGATTTAACATTTGTTAGAAAAGAAACAGGAGAAGAAATAGTTAAGACTGTATTTGCTCCTACTGTGTTTAAAAAATTGTGTGCAAACAACTGGAACTATGGAGAACCAGGAATGTTGTACTGGGATAATATAGAAAAATGGAATCTTCTTGCAGACGACTCTGAATTTAAATTTGCTGGTGTAAATCCTTGCGCTGAGGAACCATTACCAGCTGGAGGAAGCTGCTTACTAGGTGCCATAAATTTATCTGCATTTGTTAAGAATGGTAAATTTGATTTTGATAATTTTGCCGAGACAGTAGCACGTGCAGTTAAAGCTTTAAATGAAGTTTTAGATGAAGGATTAGAATTACATCCATTAGAAGAGCAAAGAGAATCAGTATCTGATTGGAGACAAATAGGACTTGGTATATTTGGATTGGCAGATATGCTTATAAAATTAGGAATAGAATACGGTAGCGCTGATTCCATAGTTTTATGCGATAAAATAGGGTTCATTATGGCGGATGTAGCAATAGGAACTTCTGCATATTTAGCTAGAGATTTTGGACCATATAATAAATTTAAACCTGAAACATTAGATAAGAATTTATATTTCATTGAAAATACAAGAGAAGAAACTAAAAGAGCTGTAAAACGTTTCGGATTAAGAAACTCTCAATTATTAACTATAGCTCCTACTGGAAGTATTTCTACAATGCTAGGAGTATCTGGAGGTATCGAGCCTATATTTGATACAAGCTATACAAGAAAGACAGAAAGTTTACATGGGAAAGATCAATATTATGAAGTTTATACACCTATAGTAAAAGCATATTTAGATAGCAATGTAGTAATATACAACCTTACTACTGGTAAACCTGTACTTCCATCATATTTTGTTACAGCAAAAACAATTGATCCAATGAAAAGAGTAAAAATGCAAAGTATTTGGCAAAAACATATTGACGCATCTATATCTTCTACTGTAAATCTACCAGAATCAGCAACTATCGAAGATGTTCGTAAACTTTATATTTACGCTTGGAGAAATAAACTTAAAGGTTTAACTATATTTAGAGAAAACTGTGCTAGAGTTGGAGTATTAACAAGTGAAAAGAAAGAAGAGCCAAAAGAAGAACCCGAAGTTAAGATAGAAGAAAAAGATATTTTACCAGAGGAAAAATTATTTGACAAAATCAAACCTATGACAAGAGCTGAGTTAGGAGGAAGATTAAACGGTGGAACATATGTTAAGAAGACAGCATGTGGAAAACTGTATATAACAATTAATAGAGATGATAATGATAACTTAGTTGAAGTATTTATTGACCCAGGAAAATCAGGAGGTTGTGTAGCTAATGCAGAATCATTAGGACGTATGGCATCTACAATGCTTAGAGGAGGAATGGCAATAGAAAGTATAGTCGACTCTGTTAAAGGAGTTAAATGTTCAGCATGTACTCAAGCTAAAGGTAGTAAAAAAGTTATAGATGGGTTAAGTTGTGGCGATATTTTAGCTAGAACTATACAAGAAGAATACGACAGATTCAATAAATGTGAAACAGATAGCTGCGTTAAATGTAAAAACAAAGAATCATCTAGATTAGAAAATATAGCTATGATGTTAAATCCAGAAAACTGGGTAATTCCAAATAACACTTGTCCAGAGTGTGGTATGGAAATGACTAACGAAGGTGGATGTGTTACTTGCAAGAATTGTGGATATTCTAAATGTGATTAGGAGGTAATATTATGTTAAGATTCTTATGGAGAGTATTAGAAATGGTAGTTGAAGTGTTTGTTCATGCTGCAATTTTAGCATTTGCGATCTTGGCATTCCTTTTATTAATGTTAGTTATGATATTTTAATACGCGAAAAAAACATATTCCTTTATGAAAAGAATATATAAAGGAGAGGTTATTATGATGGAATTAAGTTTAGTAAAAATGGTAAGTGAAAAAGAATTAGAAGAAGGTTTAGGACTTTATGAAAAAGCATTAAAAGCTAAAACAAAATTAGCTAGAAATACTTTATTAAGAAAGTCTGCCGACTTATTAGGATTTGACACTATAGCAGATTTATTAGATTTCTTTACTATATTATAACCTAATCGATATTGACTTAATTAAGGATGAGCCTACACGGGCTTGTCCTTTTTATTTTATGTTTATAGGAGGATTATTATGAACGGTAAATATTGTAAACTATTAGAACAGAGAACAGATTTAATAAAATTTATAAAAGAAAAAGAGTTAGAAAGAATAGAAACAGATTTATTTAATTTTAGTAAGTTAGCACTTCTTTATGAAATTCTAGAAAAAATAGATATGCAATTATTAAAGGAGGAGATGTAAGATGACATGTAGAAGAAAAACTAAAAAAGAAAGAGAACTAGTTGCAGATATTCACAAGCTATGTAATTTATATTGTAGTCAACATGAATGTTATGAATGTAAATATGGAACTTATCCTAATGAAGACTGTCCTAAAGCTTACGTTATTGATTTATTAGACAAACATAGAGATTATGAAGAAGAGGAGGAAGAATAATGAAAGTGTATGCTGTTATATCTCAATGGATGGATTGCGATGGTGATTGGATAGATAGAAGAGTTGAAAAAATTTGTAAAACTAGAGAAGCAGCCGAAAGATACATGGAAGAACATCTTAGATATGGAAGAATTCAAGTATTTGAACTATACGAATAATTAAAAAGATATTTTCGAAAGGGAGGTAACAACTATGAGCAAGGAATATGACGAATATATAAAAGAACATTGTGCAAATGTTAGAAAAGGATTCTATTGGATTAAAAGAAGTTTGCCTGAAGTACTTATCGATATTCCTGGCGTTGATTACGAATTAAATATATTACTTCATGATGATACAAAGTATAATAACGACGAATACGATGCATACGATGAATATTTCTATGGAAAGAAATCAAAAGACAGCGAAAAGAAAATGCGATACGCATTCCAATATCATATACATCAAAACCCTCACCATTGGCAACATTGGGTTCATTTGACAGATGACGGAAGACCTAGTGTTATAGCATTAGACATGCCTTATGAATATATTATCGAAATGATTTGTGACTGGTGGTCATTCAGTTGGAAATCCGGAGATGTGTTTGAGATATTTGACTGGTATGAAAAGAACAAAAAGATTATGAAATTAAGTAAAAGAACAAGAGATACAGTCGAAGATATTTTAGACAAACTTGAAAAGAAACTAATTAAAGTTAGGGGACCTAGAAAATAATTAAGGGAGGTAATTAGTATGTCAAGTATTATATTTTGGGGAGCTGTCATTATTGGTGGCTCTTTTCTTTATATTGGTTTAGGAGGACAGCCTTCTAAAAAAGAAGAAAAAGAACAAAAAGAAGAGCTTCACTACGATAAAGAAACATATGAATATTTTTGTAAATTACCATTAGATGAACAAGAAAGATATTTTCAAGAAAACTTAGATTTAAGATATTACAAAGATGATTCAACTGTAGGATTAACAAATGATAAATACTTGAATGCTAAACATGCTGAAGAAATATCAAGACGCACTGGTAAACCATTCACCGATAGATACAAAGCATATTAAAAATTAGGGAGAGGTGTTTGATATGAAAAAGTTGACTAAGAAAGAAAAAGTGTTATTTGGAGTTTCTGTTGTTAGTCTATGCGTAGCTGGATATTTTGGTTATAAATATTTAGATGTTAAGAAAACAATGGAATTATTAACAAAAGAGAAAGAAGATACAAACGACAGATTAAACTTTATAGAATTCTTAGTTATTGAATCAGAATGCATACCTAAAGCTTTACAAAACGGAAATAATAAGCTATCAAGAGTCCAAAGTAAAATAACTGCTGAAACAGAACGTTTATTATTAAAACCTAATGACATTCAAACACAAAAAGCACTATCCAATCACAAAGCTGAAGAAGCAAAATTAATAGAACATATAGCTAAAGCGATGAAGTTAGATGAAGCTGTAAAAGCAGATCAAAACATTTACGCGAAATAAACAACTTATATTATGAGAGAAGATAAAAGGATACCCTGTTGCGGATTGACGCAATTGAGATAGGAGAGCGATTCAGGTATTAAGTATTGCGATGACCTGTGCCGGATTGACGGTATTGAGATAGGAGAGCGATTCAGTCATTGGCGTACATCTTCTCTTACTTTTTATTAAAAATATTAAGGGAGAGGTGTTTGATATGATTAATAAATTCTTAGATAATTATGAGTTTTATAAAGTTTATGAAGAGAATGGCCCATTTTCTAATGAGACTATAAGAAAGGCTGATAGATTTTTAGCAATCAAAAATAAGAAAAAGAAATCTAAAAGAAAACAAAGAATCACTGTTAATCAATTAAAGAAAAAAGAGGGTCGTGAATGTTATGAGAACGTGTAAAGTTAGACCATTAGAATCTGATTGTATGAGATGTTTGTCATTGCAAGTAGAATGGGGAATAATGCTTTCATGCGATGAGTGTGTATCAAACAATAAAACATATACATTATTAGATTTAAGCATGTCTGGTGCCTATGCTGTAGTAATGGACACTAACGGAAGATTAAGCAGGGTTAGTATAGATAGAGTAACTATGTTAAAGGACGGTGATTTTAATGAAAACGTGTAAAGTTAAACCAACATATTTTCAATGTGGAATGTGCCTTGACTATCAAATAGAAAGCTCTGTTGTAGCATTATGTCACCAATGTGAGCCTGCCAATAAGAGATTCGACTTAGTATGCATGACTGATGAGTTTGCAATTGTTATGGATGAAAGGGGTGAAATGGAAAGAGTAGAAGTAGATAGAGTTCATGATATAAAAGAGGAGGAAGAGTGTTAATGAAAGTATTTATATCTTTACCAATGCATGGAAGAACCGATGAAGAAGTTAAAAAAGAAATGAAAAGAGGTGTGGAATATTTAAAAAATTTTTATAAAAATGAAAAAGTTGAATTAATTGACACATTTATAGATTTAGGTGATGCTCCAAGATTAGCATATTTAGGTCGTTCTATACAGTTAATGGCTGATGCTGACTTGGTATTATTTATGCCAGGATGGAATGGAGCTGACGGATGTCTTGTTGAACATTTGACAGCAATTAGATATGGAATAAAAACATGTTATTTTGTAGAGGAGGATAAATATGGCTGGATTTTTTAAGCGTCTATTTTGTAAACATCATTATGAAATAGAAGAATATTTCTTCGGTGATATGAAAAATTACGGAAGAGGCGTTGGAGTATGTACAAAATGTGGAAAAAGAAAGGTGTTGAAATAATATGAAAATAGATAAATTTAAACATGCGGATAATTGGCAAGATGTTAAGGACGCAACTATGAATACAATAGGAAAAAACACAGGAGCATATCCTGATAGTAAATGGAAAAGACAATTGATATTATCAGAACATTCACCAATAAGAAAATTAAAATTTGAATGGCGTTGGTATGATTTAAAATCATGGGTTTCAGTGCATTTTGTTAGACATAAATTTGGTATAGACCACTTTGTTAAAACACAAAGAACTGATCGTACAGGAGTTAATAGAGATGATTTACCACAAGGTAGTTTAGTAAACCATGAAGTTGAAGCAAATGCACAAGCACTTATTAATATATCTAGAAAAAGATTATGTAGCTGCGCGTCTCCTGAAACTAGGGAGGCGTGGCAAGCTGTTAAGGACGAAGTAGCTAAGACTGAACCTGAATTGGCAAGCTGCATGGTTAGAGAATGTATTTATAGAGGTTTCTGTCCTGAGATGTTTGGTTGTGGATATGATAAAACAAAAGAGTTTGAAGAAGAATTAAAGAAATATAGAGGAGTTGAATAATATGTTTTTGATATTAGTAGCTCTTATATGTATCAATTGCGCCTTATGGAAAATAGCTAAAATTTTAGAAAGGAGATTAAAGTAATATGAAGTTCTATATTCTTGAAAAAATATTCGAACTTTTGATAGTTTGTCTAATTATAATATTCACCTTAATAATATTGATAGAGGGTTAAAAGGGAACAAATTATATAAGTAAAGGGGAGAGAGGTTATGTTATATTACGATTTAAATAAATATCAAATACCAAAGGATTATACTTATAAAAGTTATATTAATGAGGCTGTTAGCAACATTAGAAAAGGGAACAACGCTGAGTATTATAAAGATACTTTATTTAGATTAACATATCCTGTTGCAGTATCAGAACTAAACAAATATTCTAACATTGATGAAATTACTGAGTTGTTGCCTATAATGAGTATTGCATTTATGAAAACTGTTGAAAAATTTGATTGTAAAAAACAAAATAGCTCATTTATGAATTATTACAAAAGAACTATGCATAACGATATAATACTTGCTTATGATAAGCACCGAGAAACTAATGAGAAAACTAGGGAAGAAATTAAGAAACGTATAAAAACTATGGCATCTTTAGATTATCTTGTCAACATTAGTGCTGATGATGAGGTTCCTGTATATGCGCTTGTAAAGGACGACAAAGCTATTATAGACGAAAAGGTATCATACGAAGAACTTGTTGATGTTATATTTGAAACTATTGATACAATGTTCTCTGAATCACAACAAAAGAAAAAAGATATTTTCATAAGTTACATTAATGCTTGTATAGCTGGTAAAAAAATGAATCAAAAGAAAGTGGCTAAAGAACTTGGTGTAACTGTAAGTTACGTATCTAAAATTGTAGTCAAGTATAAAAAAGTATTAAAAGATAAATTAAAAAGGAGAGGTTATGAATGTTAGGTAAAGTATTATTTTATGGTTTGCTATATTTTGTGGCTGTAGGTTTGATAGTTATGTTCTTTATGGGAGCGCATGAAGACGATTTATAATGGTCAGTTTTATTTTTAAAAAGTGGGCAATGGTCAGTTTTATTTGGCCATTCCCTATTTTTTTGCAAAAGTTTGGAAAAAAGTGGCCAAAAATGGCCAGAAAAAATGGTCAAAAGCCCACTTTTTTTGAAAAGTGGCCACCCCCTCAAACCCAGTGATTGCAACGGTTTCAGGGGTCTTGTGGCCAAAAACCCACTTTTTTCTCTTATTAATGTGAAAAAAAAAATAAATATATATATAGATAGGCGAAAAAAAGTGGCCTTTTGACCACAAACTATTTTTGGAGGGATTTTTATGAAAAAAGAAGAAATGTGTGTTAATTGTGTATTTTGTGAAATGAATAATGGAGTAGAGTATTGTGCTGTAACAGGAGGTATGGTCGAAACTGATGGATATTGTTTGTCTTTTAAAAAAGAAAAAGAAAAAGACGAATATGTCGATCCATTAATGTCTAGAGAGGAAATGGCAAGTATAACTGCTGAAATAAAGAGCGAGAGTTATTCAAAGCTATCTAGACTTATAGAATACTTAAAGGGAGAATATTTAATCGAAGATATACAAGTTGAAAAAGTGCTTGAAGCAGGAGAGGAATTTTATAGAGCTAAACTAAAATACAAAGAATTTCCATTTTAGTTAGGAGAAGATATTATGGGAGATAAAAGTTTAATGCAATTTTTATTTATATGTATATGTGTTATATTTTTGTGTTCACTCATAGTGGACTCAATTAAAAACAAAATGAACAAATAGGAGGCTATATTATGAAACTATGTGGTAATGAAGGATGTAGATGCGAACATGTTCAAATGTGTGCTTTATGTAAACACTATAATTGGAACTACGAAGTCTTAGATAATGATTTATATGCTGATCTTATGTGCAATTTAAAAAACGATTTTGTAAAAGGTTTCAATAGTTGCGAAAATTTTGAATGCTTTAGATTAGAGGATGATTAGGGTACGCGAAAAAAACATGCCCTTTTATGAGGAGAGAGATAAAACTGTTTTGATGGCTTTATTATAAGAAGTAATTCTTACTCTCTTCTTTTTCATTAAGAGCGATGAAAATTATATTTTAAAGAGGAGATGATTGTATGTACGAAATTTTAAAAACCTTATCAAAACCTAATATGTCAATGTTAATGATAATGAAATTGTACTACTAAGGTTTGAAAGGGGATATTCTATTATGGGGAAATTAGAAAGAGATTTTCAAAAAAATTTAATTAAAGAATTAAAAGATATTTTTGTTGGATGTATAGTCATGAAAAATGATTCTGCCTATATTCAAGGAATACCGGATCTTTTAATTTTATACAATGACAAATGGGCAGCTCTAGAAGTAAAGAAATCTGGAGCTGCATCACATCGTCCTAATCAAGAATATTATGTTGACAAAATGGATGATATGTCATTTGCAAGATTTATATATCCTGAGAATAAGGAGGTAGTGCTAGATGAACTTCAACAAACACTATTCTCTGGAAGGTAAACATGCATTCCTAGGTGCTAGCAAATATCATTGGATTAATTATGATGCTGATAAATTAGTAGATTCATACACTAAATTTCAAGCAACATTAAATGGAACTATCTTACATGACTTTGCTTGCCAATGTATAACTTTAGGACAAAAATTACCTAAATCTCAAAAGACATTAAACATGTATGTTAATGATGCTATTGGGTTTAAGATGAAGCCAGAACAAGTTTTATATTATTCTGATAATTGTTTTGGAACAGCTGACGCTATTATATTTAGAAACAATTTATTAAGAATACATGATTTAAAAACTGGTGTAACTAGAGCACACATGGAACAGCTTGAGATATATGCTGCTCTTTTCTGTTTGGAATACAATAAGAAACCTAGCGATATTGATATAGAATTAAGGATTTATCAAAACAATGAGATTATTGTCCATAATCCTACAGTGGAAGATATTTTACCTATTATGGATAAGATAATCACGTTTGATAAAATAATCGATAAAATGAAGATTGAGGGGGAATAGTAAATGGCTTATCAAGATAAACCACCTATTGATGAACTATTACACTATGGAATGCCTAGACGTTCAGGAAGATATCCTTGGGGAAGTGGTAAAGACCCCTACCAACATAGCGGAGACTTTCTATCTAGAGTTGACGAACTAACTAAAAAGGGCATGAGTGAAAAAGATATTGCTGAAAGTATGGGATTGACTACTAGCCAATTAAGAACACAAAAATCTTTAGCTAAAGATGAAAGAAGACAATTAGAAGTTGACACAGCTAAAGGTCTTAGAGAAAAAGGATATTCTCTTAATGAGATAGCTAAACAAATGGGTTATAAAAATGACTCATCTGTTCGTTCTTTATTAAACGAACAATCTGAAAGTAGAATGAAACAAGCTAAACAAACAGCTGATTTCCTTAAAAAACAAGTAGACGAAAAAGGAATGATAGACGTAGGTGTTGGTGTTGAAAGGGAATTAGGTATATCAAAAGAAAAACTTAAAACTGCTTTATATATTTTGGAAATGGAAGGATATAATACATTTGGAGGTGGAGTTCCTCAAGTTAATAATCCAGGTAAACAAACCAATTTAAAAGTATTATGTCCACCAGATACACCTTATAAAACAATAATAGATAAAAACGGTAATGAAAGAAAAGTATCTAGTGCTATATATGATTATCAGAATGTACACTCAGTACATGAATATACATCACATGATGGAGGACAAACATTCGATAAATTTGTTTATCCATCATCTATGGATTCTAAGAGACTTGCTATAAGATATGCTGAAGATGGTGGATTAGAAAAAGATGGACTAGTTGAAATAAGAAGAGGTGTTGAAGACCTTAACTTAGGTAATTCTCATTATGCACAAGTTCGTATTATGGTTGATGGAACTCACTATATAAAAGGAATGGCTGTATATTCTGATGATTTACCAAAAGGTGTAGATGTAATGTTCAACACTAATAAAACAAAAGATAAATCTAAACTTGAAGTATTGAAACCGATAAAAGATGACCCGGATAATCCATTTGGTTCTTTAATCAAAGCTGGTGGCCAAAGTTACTATACTGATAAAAATGGTAATAGAAAACTTTCATTAATAAATAAGAGAGCAGAAGAAGGTGACTGGGGCGAATGGGCTGATAAATTACCTTCACAATTTCTTTCTAAACAAAACTTATCATTAGTAAAGAGACAATTAGGCTTAGCATCTGCAGATAAACAAGCAGAGTTTGATGAAATAATGAGTTTAACTAATCCTACTGTTAAGAAATCATTACTTAAATCATTCTCTGATGACTGCGATTCAGCAGCAGTGCATTTACATGCAGCAGCATTACCTAGACAAAAGTATCAAGTAATCTTACCGGTACCTTCAATGAAAGATAATGAAATCTATGCTCCTAACTATAATGATGGAGAAAAGGTAGCACTAGTTAGATATCCTCATGGAGGACTATTTGAAATACCAATCCTTACTGTCAACAATAAACACAAAGATGCCAAAAAATTAATAGGAGCTAATGCTAAAGATGCTGTTTGTATTAATAGTAAAGTAGCAGAGAGACTATCAGGAGCAGACTTTGATGGTGATACAGCAATGGTTATTCCTACAGGTGGTAGTGTTAGAATAAGTTCTAAACCGCCATTAAAAGCGTTAGAAGGATTTGATCCTAAGATGGAATACCCAGAGCGTCCAGGAATGAAGTATATGAAAACAGGTAAGAAAGACAATACACAAAATGAGATGGGTAAAATTTCTAACTTAATAACTGATATGACATTACTTGGAGCTAGTGATGATGAATTAGCAAGAGCAGTTAGACATTCTATGGTTGTTATTGATGCAGCTAAACATAAACTAGACTACAAGAAGAGCGAAGCTGACAATAATATTAAAGCATTGAAAAAGAAATACCAAGGTCATGTTGACCCTGAAACAGGAAGATACAGTGAGGGTACAGGTACAATAGTATCCCGTGCCAAAGGACAACAATCAGTACTTAAGAGACAAGGTTCTCCTATTATAGATCCTGAGACAGGTAAACAATCATGGAAAGTAGCAGATGATTTAACTTATGAAAAGAAAGTAGTAGATAAGAAGACTGGTGAAGTTAAGACTAAAACAATAACTAAGACACAAAAAAGTACTAAGATGTTCGAGACTGATGACGCATACACATTAGTATCAGATAGTAGAAACCCAGTTGAATTAGTATACGCAGACTATGCTAATCATCTTAAAGCCCTAGCTAACCAGGCCCGTAAAGAAATGGTAACTACCCCAGACATACCATATAGTCCTGAAGCTAAGACCCACTATCAAAAAGAAGCGGCATCCCTAAAAGCTAAAGTAAACGTGGCCCTAAAGAATGCCCCACGCGAACGTCAGGCTCAGACCCTAGCTAATGCCATAGTTCAAGCCAAGGTAAAAGACAACCCCGATATGACTAAGAAGGAGAAGAAAAAGGTTGGACAACAGGCCCTAGATAAGATGAGAAGACAGGTGGGGGCTAAGAGAGAATTAGTTAAGATTACAGATAAAGAATGGGAAGCTATACAGGCAGGAGCTATATCACCGAATACATTAAAGACTATCCTAAATAATGCAGATATGGATACTGTTAAACAATTAGCTATGCCTAGAAGCACTAAAGAACTAAGTCAGGCTAAAATAAATCATATAGCTACTCTTAAGGCTTCTGGCTATACTAATGCCCAAATAGCACAAAAACTAGGTGTATCTGCATCAACTATAATCAAGTATTCAAATAAGTAATTGTTTGTTTGATTATATGTAATTAATTTGTTTGATTGATTGTTTGATTAATGTTTTAATAAATGTTTGTATAAAGTTTTGAAAGGAGTTTAATTAAAATGAAAGTAATGTTATCAACAATTGATAATCCTTTTAATCCTTTTGAAGATTTCAATTCTTGGTTTTTGTTTGATGTTGAAAAAGGTTACAATTCATGTTCATACTTAGCAAGAATAGCTAAAACATCAAATGAATTCACAGAAGAAGAAGAAGCAGAAGAGATTGAAAGAGCTATTGATGAAATAATTCAATATGATTTTATGAATTTATATATAAAAGTAAAGCAACCAGATTCAGAAGAAGATTAACGCACCCTGGAGAATTAATTTACAGAGGCTGTCTCTTATACACATCTCCGAGCCCACGAGACTAGGCATGATCTCG